TCAAATTCTTCTTCAATACGCTTTTTAATAGCAGGAGGAAGTTTGACTTCATCCATATTGATTTCAACCGATGTTCCAGAATCTTCTACAACGATGGCCTCATTTACGATTTCATCGATTGCCGATTCCGCTTCTGGCTGAATAGCAAGTTCACGATACTTTGTGATAAGTTGTGTTTCGTTACGAAAGGTGCCGTCAAGATCGACATAAGTGCCGTAATAGCCCGCACCTGCAATTGTCACCGCCCCGTCATCATTCTGAGGCAGTGTGAATGTTTTATTTTTTGGTTCTTGGAGTTGTTGGTCTACAGCCTTCTTCTCGGAACCGATTTCAAATCCAAATAACTTCACAATCTTATCCTTTTATTAGACCTAAAACCCATGGGGAAATGAATCCCCATGGATTGTAGTATTTATCCTGATTAGGTTGTAGTGTTTGATACCCACCACTGATAGTCGAAGGTCACTGTATATTCTTCGATCTGATCACCTAGTGCCCAATCGAGGTCGATAGCAGCAACATCAGTTGGGAATGCACCGACTAGAGTGTATCTTTTGATAACATTCTGAGGTCCGGTCTTACCATACTGAGTAACAATAGCATCAGTTTGATATGATGCTGGAGGACTATAACCTGGTGAACGAATGTTACCAACATGTGAGTTGATAGTATTCATCCAAACTTCAAGGTTGTTACGAACAGAGAAGCTTTCATCATTGATGATAGTAACAGACCATTGTGAGAATGTTCTGGTACCAGCTACTTTGATTTCACGACCAAAGTATGGAATTACAATTGATGAAATACTGTCTGCTGGGAGCGAAGCTGCTCTACAAACGAATGATAGTGATCCAGTTGCGTTTAGTGCATTAACTCCACCAGCGCCAACTACTGGAGGGACCGCAGCCCCTCCATAAGCACCAGTTGGAAATGGAATCGTAACTTGGAATAGACTAGGTCTTGCACCATCATTAAGCAAATTTGCTCTAAATGTGGATACGTCAAATGCCATTTGTTTTTCTCCTTATGTGTTTCTATTTATTAAAATCTACCGACAACTTCGGAGAAGGCGACACCTGTTCTAACAGCCACGAAATTAAGATGAATATAATTGATAGAACGTGCTGGCTTAACATAAATGTCTCCGACAAATTCATTACGGTCAACGACCTCTGGTGTATTGTTTGTTTCGTCGCAAACTACACGGTAGTCATAGATACCACGACGACCCTTAACATCACGAAGGAATGGTTCAATAAGGGCAACGAACTGGGCTCTAGTAAACTCATCGTTAAACTCGAATAGAGAATACTTAGATGCTCTTGAAATTGACTTTTCGAGAACAATGAATAGACGACGAACATTCAAACGATCAAATGCTGATGGCTTGCTAACGAATGTCTTATCACCAAATAGAACAGTTCCCTCACCCTTGATGGTGATGACAGGATTGATACCAATCTGGTATAGATCGTCTCTTTCAGACTTCTTTGGGTTCCATGCTAGTTTAGCAACATTCTTAATCTTACCACGGTTTAGACCAGCAGGTGACCACCATGGATCGTTAGTGTAGTCTGTTCTAGCACACAGACCGGCAATGTCAGGATTTAGAGGAGTCCAACGATAAACATCGTTATACTTGTCATACTGGCGCTTCCATCCGGAGTCAACAAATACATAGCTTGATGAAATGTTGAACTGACTATTTGCCCATGATTTAATGTTATTTAACTCGAAACCTGCCTTGTTAACAACTGCTGTCTGTGGAGGTGATACAAATACAACACAGTCTTTTCTACCGCCTGTTGCAATGATACCATATGAATCGTCATCATTGAATGTTCCACCATCAACAATATTTTCAACCACATACTTTGAAACTAAGTAATCGTGGTGACCAGTGACAATTAGGCTTACATCTGCTTCATCCATGTTTCCAAACTTATCATATGCTCTCATAATATCGCCAGTTGTTGCGTCAGGTGATACACCATTTCTTGTCTGCATTGAGTAGGTATAGTAGGTCTGATGGAAGGTTCTAAGAGAATCCTGAGTCCATGATGGATTGCCCTGTGCATCCTGAGTTGCAATTTCATCAACAGTCTTACCCCAGGTTGTTGTTTCGGCAACACCTGTTGTATTGTTTGATGCAGTATTGATTGCATAGATGTAGTTTGACTGATTCTGTAGAACATCAACATAATAGTTTGATGTGCCATCAGGGTTCTTAGCATCTTTTGCCTTTGATACATAAGCAAACTTTTCTAGAACTGTATTAGCAGTTCCTGAGAATTTACCTGTAGAATCGATAACTAGAATATGCATTTCATCATGAATAGGAACTTGTCTGGTTTGTTGTAGAGCATAATCAGAAGTTCCTGGCTTTGAAGGGAATAGGTTCTTATACTTCCAAGCATTCCAGGCAGCTACGTTACCAGATACATAAGATGTTGCGAATAGTTCAATTCTGATGCCGTTACCGTGAGTACCAGGATATCTTGCAGCGAACATGCCTGCTGTATTAGCTGCACCCAGTGACAAGGTTCTGCTCATATCAGCAAAATTGATTTCATATTCATCTGGGTTCTTAATAAGTTCTGTAGATGTACCTGTGGTAGCATTTCTTAGAAGCGTATTAGCAGCACGAACGATTGTTAGATCGGCGCCGTATGAAAGAAAGTTTGCAGCAGCAAAGAATGACTGAATCTGGTTCTGTCTATTAACATTTGATGATGGCTTACCGAAAACTCTAACTAGGCTATCCTCGTCACTAACCTTAAAAAGTGTATCGACAGGACCCCAATCGAACTCACCGACAAGAGCGCCGCCGGAAGTTGCAACTGAGGGAACAATGGTCGTTAAATCAATTTCAGACCATGTCACACCTGGGGAAAGATTATATGCCATTTTTAACTCCTTTATAGGTTGGAATGGTGTGTATCCATTTAACCTTATTTAGTATTTTGATGTTTTTCCGAAACTTACAGTCTCGGATCCCATCTGTCATTATAGTATAGGCCTTCTTTATCCACCTTATACCATGAGTCACCAGTAGCATCTTGTTCCACCACTTCATCCAAACCGTTATCAATGAAACCGAATGGCACATTTTCCACATCTTGTAAGTATGATTGCTCTCTTTGTAGAGCATATCTGATATCATTTGAAACTGTTTCTTTAAATAATTTCTGTGCAGTCAACCAACCAAAATGAACCAAAGTCATCGCCATGTCATCGTTTGATCCTTCTTCTGCCTTGAAGGTCTTTTTATCGGCAGAGAATGAAAACAATTCTGTAATCGTGTCTTCATCATTCAGAATGAGTTTATCATTTTCGACAAGAGTTTTAAGGTTGGCACAGCCAATCATCTTAGATTGTGCTGTCATTTTAAGACCAAATGCTAACTTGTTCTTACCAGCAGCAAAGCCACTTGATGCTTGTGTACCTTGCTTGCCTTTGGTTTGAAACTTTAGCAAGTTTTCGTAATTCAATTCATAATGAAGAATGTCTGCAACTTGCAAACCAATCGAATTGATTTCAACAAGAACAAATGCCTCGTTATACTTCATGCCAGCAGAATATACAACCGCTGGTAAAAGCATAGGGCTGATTTCATTGTTTCTGTATTTAGCTACCTGACGATAAGGTATTTCAGTAACATCGAATATGGAGAATGCTGAGTAATCTAGTCCCTGTCCCTCGGCAACATCAACGGTCAAAACATATGTGTGTTTAGGAATAGGTTCTTCGAATACTTCCATACATTCCATACGACGAATAGGCTCTTTCCAGTGCAACGATGCAAGTTTAGCACCATTGATAAGTGTGTTAGATGAACCTAAGAACTCACAACCAAACTCTTGGTCGAACTGTCTTTGTGAGGTGTTTCGAATCGTTTCTTGCGCCCATGCTTCGTCTCTACCCGGCACCATGCTCCAGTGAATTTCAATAGGCATATATGTGCTAGTCTTTTCGACGGCTTTCGTCCACATCTTATAGAACAAGTTCATGCCGTTAGGTGTAGAGACGATAACGACCTTAGAAGTTTTACCAGATGAAATAGTAGGATATGTAGAATTAAAGAAGTCCTCAGCAATATTATTCGGTACGAACGCAAACTCGTCTAGAAAGATTAGGTTGAATGAGAAACCACGGACGGAACTACCTGAGGTAGAGTCGGCTAGAACTCTCGAACCGTTGGCGAGATAAATGGATCCTTTGTTCCACTCTTTGATGCCCTGTTTTAGAAACATTGGCAAGTATTCGAAGGCTAGCTTAAGTTTGCCAAGTAGTTCTCTAGCAGTCGGTGCACGGTTAGCAAGAATAGCGACAACAAAGTTCTCGTTAAACAAGACTTGGTGAAGGATATACGCTACCGATGTAGTAGACTTACCGACCTGACGAGGTAGTTTACAGATAGAGAAACGATTGTCGTGGAATGTTTGCAGCATTCTTTCCTGGAAGTCCCACATTTCGAATGGGATCAAACCACGGTCAACGTTAATGATCTTGATATACTTGCGAGCAAAATAAACAGGATCTTCGGCACACTTTAGATACTCATCTAGTTCTTTTTGAGTAAAAGAATGACGATACTGCTCATTAGGCAGATTGGGATTATTCTGGTAGCTGTAAGGTGTCCTTGCCATCTTGCTCTTTCTTGTTCTTTATGGCAGATAACAACTCTGCGGTAGAACCCACAAAAACTGCTTGCTCAACATTGATATGTCCCTCGGCGTTTTTCTTGCGAGGATCTGAATCGGGATCAGGCTCTTTAAGATCCCTTTTCATTTTCTGTAGGTTATATAGGTCTTTAGATGTTTCACCAACCGTCTTGATTAGGTTGGCAACTACCTCAAAGCCTCTTGCTGATTCGTTTTGTCTAGCAATAGTAGAGATATCTTCAAGGGCATCGTTACCCTTTTCGATAAGATTACGGAGGGTATTTCTGACTAGTTTATAGTCTGCGTCTTGATCTTCTTCTGCTGGCAATTGTTCATATACAACAACTTCCTTGCTTGGCTCATTTTTTGTTTCTTCAACCTTATGTTCAATACCTAGTGCGTCAGATAAGTTCTTCGTCATGTCTCACTTCCAATTATGTAACTAAGAATGTCATTCCATATGCATTTTCAGCATCGATAGTAAAGTAGTTCGATTTGCTAATTGTGGTATAGGTATTTTGTAGGTAACCAATTGTTGTGCTTCTAGTATCATTGTTAGAGCGAGCAAATGTAGCAGTTGTATTGGTAATACCAATAACAGCATTTGCTACCGCACCGTCTTGATTGAACATAGCAACCCAAATCTGTCTAGACTTGACAGTTGTATTAGCTACCACACCAATTGAACTATTAGCAACCCACTCGGTAACATTAGAGAATTGTTGATTAAAACCTCTCAATGCGACACAATTAATATTACCTCCACCAGATACAAAGACGGTTGAATTTGACTCGTCAATGCCTCTTTTCTTATATGCAAGCAATCTACCAGAACCCGAACCATTAACGGCGGTTGTGGTATTAGAATATATTGTATTCCAATCTGCTGGCAATTCTGGAACTGTTAAGTTATCTGCTACAGCAAATACAACCAGTGTATCACCTGCATAACCGCTTGGATACTCAAAAGTTATATTCTCTACAACTCTTTCAGAAGTCATAGTTTGTCCAACAAATTTTGGGTTGTTACCTAGTCCAACTAATGTCTGTTGAATTGCCATTATGACAAACCAGCTCCTGATACGGCAAATGTATTAGCACGGACACAGATAAGAGTTGCGAGTCCATAATTGCTCAACAATCTATTTCCTGTATCGTTGGTACCGGATAGAAGTAGCGTAACATTGTTGTTCTGTGTAATCGTCAATGATGTTGCGGTATTGTTGAAGATGCTTACTGTCTGACCGGTGGCAAATACAGAGTTTACGATAAACACATTAGCACCGGGTGCATCAACAGAAATCAACTTACCGGTATCAGCCAATGTTAGAATATATGATGCAGGCTGACTATTAACTGGCAAATCTCTTAGCGGACCGTTAACATCAGATACATAACCATTTACATATAGACTGCCTTCAAGACTTGCATTTGTATTAGGTAGAGAATTGTTTGCTGTATTAAATGCAGCAGTAATGGTAGTACCGAATGTGTTAACTGTTACCGCTGCGTAGTTAGCAATGTTGAATGATGTATTAGAAATGGTTGAAATTACATTCAACTGTCCATATGAAGCGATTGTAGTTGCGGCAACATTATATGCATACTCATATGTCGAGTTAGCAAAGTTAGATCCGTTATTAGCTAGAATGTATGCGGCATTGGCTCTATCGAATGCAGGACCAGGATAACCGAACTCACTAGCAATTGTATTAGCACGGTTATATGCACTGTTAGCAACATCATAAGATGAGTTGGCATGAAGGAATGCAGCATTAGTATTAGCAATGACACCATAAACAAGAGCATTACTTGTATTAGCTAGATCAAACACAACAGTTGTGGTGGCAGCCACATTGTATGAGAAGCTATTAACAGTGTTTGCAAATGTGAATGATGCAATAGCATTGACTAGAGCGGAATTTGCTGTATCATTTGCTAGGTTTGCTCTCTCAAATGCTCCGGTGAATGCAGCAAGGGCGATAGTATTGACACTAAGTCCACCAAGGAAGTTATTAACATTGGTATTGGCAGCCTGAGCGATTGCTAGAGCGTTTGCTGTATTAGATGCTGTAACTGTAATAGTATTGCTAAATGAGTTGAGTGTATTACCGAACTCATATGCCAATAGAGAAACAGCACCACCGTCTAGGCTATAGACGAAAGAGTTTGCGGCAGTTGCAGCGATATATGCGGCAGTTGCTAGATCAAATGTTTGATATCCGAATGTATTGACAGTATTAACTAGATTTGAAACGGCATTAACTCTTTCATCTACCAATGTAATTCTGTCATTACATGTATTGGCTTCATCAAATGCAGCAATAGCAATTGTTGGGAACTTATATTCTAGAGTGAATGATGAAAGACTATTTGCTAGATCATAAACGGTGTTTAGTGTAGCATAGACATTCTGAGAATAACCGTTTGAGGTATTAGCAACATTGAATAGCTGGTTGATTCTAAACTCTAGTCCATCGGAACGAGTATTAACAGTATTGGAAGCATTGAAAACAATAGCCACACTGTTAGCAACATCGGATACATATGTATTTACCGTATTTGCATAATCAAAGGCAGCATTTGTTCTGTCTGATACTTCGGCAACAGTAGCGGCTAAGCCTGCGCCAGATGTAAGCGAAAGATTGTTAGCAAATGCGAAAGCGGCTACAGCAACATTAGATGTGTCGTTAGCAAAAGCAAATGCAGCATTCGCCTGGTCATATACTGTATTGACTCTGGTATCCAGATCACCATTTGTAAGTGAATAAGCATATGCATTAACCGAATTGGCAAATGTATAAACATTAGCAACATCGGAATTTGTGGCCGATGTAATGGTGACAAGTGTATTGGCTAGATCATAAGCATATGATAGAGTGGTGCTAACAAGTCCTGTTTGTAATAGGGCACTGTTGGCAAAGTTATATGCTGTATTTGATTGATCATATGCAGCACTAAGTTTAGAGCCAAATGTATTAGCATAATCAAAAGATGCTTGTGATGTTGCATAAGCAAGGTTCGATTGATTGTAAGATACAGTAAAGTTGGCAGATAATGTCGATACAGTAGCATTAGATGAGTTGAGTGCGCCTTGAAGCGTAGTAATACTATCAAGTGCATTTCCGATAGAAATGAATGCTGTATTAGAAAGATCCGATAATGTATTAGCAGCCAGGGCAGTATTGTTTGCTAATCCATATACAGATGTTACAGTGTTTGAGGTATCGTTAGCAAAAGCAAATGCTGATATTACTGTATTTGATGAATCGTTTGCAAGTGCATATGAGCTATTAGCGGTTGTGTAAGCCGCATTAGCTGTATCATATGCTGAATTTGCTGTATCGAAAATTGGGTCTGCCATTTAAATTATCCTATCTTCTTCTTTAATTCATCAATTTCAGCCATTAGTCCTTTGATTGCTTCTACTAACACAGGAACTATCTTTTCTTCTCTTACTGTCAAATATGGGTTTTCAGGATCATAGTTGATGCCTTCTCTAGGAATCAATCTGTCACCATCCTTATTAGTATATTGTAGCATTTGAATTGCTGCTGCCTGTGGAAGAACCTCTTGAACTTCCTGTGCAACCAAACCAACTTCGATGCCAGTATTAGTTTCATCCAAAAGTTTGTTGCCGATATCATTCCATTCATAACGATAACCATTTATACCATTAAGAATTGTGCGCCAATCAGTAATCTTAGTAAGGTTCTTCTTAAGTCTTCTATCCGACCAATAAGCAGTAATATTGCCGTTTGTGTAGAAGTTGCCAGCGCCTTCGAAAATAGCTCTAGTACCATTGTCTTGTGTGCCGAATCTAATCCACCACTGATTTGTAAAGCTTCCTGAAATCCAGGTTGCACCACCATTACTGAAATGGAATCTAACGAAATTATCTGGATATGATCTAACCCACTGATCGTTGTTTAGCTCAAGGACATTCAATCTAGTTCCAGCAGATGGATCAACATAATAGTTGATGTTGTTTCTATCTCTAATAGAACTTACTTGAACTTCGTTTAGAATTGAAGTTCCCGCAGGATCGAGTAAGAAAGTCTGATTATCTTGATCAAGGAATCTTCTTCCAACAATATCACCAAACGAACGAATATAATTAACATCAAGGTTAGCTAGTTTAGAATTGCCATTAGGATCAACTCGGTAATCTTGATTGTTTAGATCGATCAAGAGAGGAGCGTAAACGGCATTAGAGCAAGTCATATTAACAAAACTTGTTCTTTCGAATGCGGCATTTGCTTTAATGAATGCAGCGTTAGCATGTCTAAAGACTGTTGAATTGGGTGGTAATGCTTGCAATGCTATCAATACATTGTTAGAATGTAGGAATGCGGCATTAGCATGTGTGCGAGCCGTGTTAGCGTTAATATAACCAGCATTCGCATGGGTTCTTGCCGTATTGGCGTTTATGTATGCTGAGTTGGCATGATCCCTAGTAACATTTGCTCTTCCGAATGCATTGTTAGAATGTGAGAATGCCGCATTAGCATTGAAATACGCTGAGTTTGCATGACGGAATATAACAGTATTCGCTCTAGCAAAAAGATTGTTAGAGTGATTGAAAACGGTATTAGCATTGAAATATGCAGCATTAGCATGACGCCAAACGGTGTTTGTTGTCGCAAAGGCATCGTTTGCCTTAAAGTATGCTAGATTGGCGGTGCGAAAAGCTAAAACAGTATTTTGTGATATTTGTGCGAAGCCACCGAATGTTAGATTTGCACGATCATATGCAGAGTTGGCGTGAGCCCATGCCAGATTAATTCTGTTGTTTGTGCTTCTACTAAATGAGTTAATTGTATTAACGGTATTAGTGCCGTTGGCAAACAATTCTTGAAAGTTGTCGTTTACTTTAATAAACGAATCTCTAAGTGTATCGCCTTTGCCGTCGTTAGCAACCGAACCTACATTTACTATTTGTCTGGTCATGTTCTCTTAATCCGAGGTTATTTAAGTATATTTAGTTACCGTCTATACAAAGTTTCGCTATACCCATAATCGTCGCCGGGTTCAGAATTAATAGGATCGGGTGTATGTCTAATCATAAATGCATCTTCTACAGGTTGTTTCTGTGATATGATAGTGCATACCGCATTGGATTCGGTGGCATGAACTCTGTTGTTAGCGAAGAATCTTCCTTCTGTGACATTAACAACAAGGCTGTGTGCATTAGCATTATATGATACCACTTTGCCGTATGCATTAGATGTTAGAGGATTATGTCCCTGATAGACCACATCACCTCTATTGAAGCTACCGTTTGCATTTGCAACATTCAATGTGGCAATATAGCCATTGTTTGTTATGATAGTGTTATCAGCAAACACTCTAGTATTAGCAGAAGTGATAATCTTGGGCGTTGTGATTGGGCCATAGAAATGCATCTTCATTGTGAAAGTGAGAGTCCAATATACATAACGAACTGAGTCAAAGTTGCCTTCGTATTGAATGTCGTTTGTTACTGAATTAAGAATTACAGGCACATCTTTTAGAAATCCTAGATCGGGAATCATGTTTGTTGTGACTGTGAAATCGGGATTGAAGAAAGGTAAAATCTGTTCTACAATATGTGTGCCATCATCAATGTTTCTTGCATAGATGTTCAAAGCGAATGTAATGTCATAAGGCACACCAACATACTGCGACTTAACAGATGATCCATTATTAGGTGCTACTGCCCTTAATGTAGAGTTTTGCTTGCGAGTAGGATCATATGAGATACCTGTAATCTCGAAACTCATTCTAGGAAGAATAGCTTGAAACTGTTTTAGTAGTGCTGGGTCGGACTCAATACGAGTGACCATCTTCTCTTTAGGAGCATAGATGATCGGGACCAAGAAACGCTGTGTCTCTTTGCCTGTCTGATTATTCGTTCTAACTACAGTAATGTCATCAAACAGTCTGCCAAATAGAATGACTGCTTTCTTAGTTAGTGAGTGATAAAACGGTGCATTACCTAGCATTACGGTGTTCCGAATGGATTGATTTCAGATAGATCAAGAATAAGTTCTGTTGACTTGCCGAAATCATCGTTGTTAAAGAAATCTTGCATTACGAAATCACCAGTTGCATCTACACCGTTGGCGGTTGTAGAGAATATTGCCTGCGATGTATTACCATAAACATTAGCACTTGGGCTGAATGTGCCCATGATGTTGTGTAGAAGCATTGTTCCATTAGCTGCAAACCATTCAGAAACTTCGGCTGTAGCAGTAGCGTTTGCCCATGTTCCGTCTGGTGACTGATAAACAACCTCGTTATCACGGAATGATCCTGAACCAGATGTGTTTAGAGTTAGTTTAATTGTGTAGCCGTTATCTTCTTCGACTTGATCAATCTCACCAATGCCAGTATCAAAATCTTCTTCACTATAACGGAAGACTTCACAACGCATTTCAAAGACGAATGGATGACGATTGCCCAATGAATAGAACATAAGTTTCTTTTCAATGAACTTAATCTCAAACATACGGTGTAATAGTGGTACCCAAACAAGATCGCCCTCTTGTGGGCGTTCTCTAAGTGCTGATGGAACTATACGAGCAAATGAACGGCGTGAGATAACAAAGTTAGATGTATCTCTAATCTCTAGACCAAACTTAGAGAAGAAATCATGATCACCTTCGTATCCTTCTGCATTGGCAATATATGCTTCAATGATGTAAGCATGTTTAAATTTGACCTTGGTAGTTTCACCAAAGATCATATCAACATTGTCTAGCGATTCTCTAGGAATGTAATAGCAATTATGTCCCATGATTTGAATAGATTCAACGATAACATCCTCCATAAGAGAATGCTCGTTTCCCAATCTATTCTGTGAGGGAAAGTTATTGAAATAACCGTTTACTGCCATTTTAACCTACCAAGAAGGCAGGAGGCTGCTCATAAGTCGAACGAATTTCTAGTTCGATCTTTTCAATTTCTGCCGTGGCTTCATTGAAGATATCGACACCACGCATCATTACACCACCTGGCAACTGCATCTTGTCAAACTTGGACATATTCTGTCCCCATTGTTTCTTGACATACGCTGTGGCAAGTTTCTTGAGCATACGGTCGTTCCAAACTCTAGTGTAAGTTGTTGGGTCTGTAATTACGATACCTTCAACGATGATATATTCACCGGGTTGAATGTCATTCTTCCAGTCCCAATCGATATAGAGTTTGTTAGTGATACGATTGAAACGAATAGGCTGCTGACCTGTGAAGATCATATTAAGTGTGGCAAGATGCTGCATTGTTAGAGCATAATTGACATATGATGTTGATGAAAGGTCCCAGAGGTCGTTAAGACGCAACTGGTACCTTAAATCAAACATGTTCATGGCGAGGTAAGAACCACCAACAGGAAACACACGAATAGCACCAATCAAACCATCAGATACAGGAATGTATTGATTGTTTAGGTCTTGCTGTGTTATTTGATGCTTCACATACGATCTTTCAGTGCCATTGAAATGGAACTCATTCCAGAACTCAAATGCCAACTCAATGGCATCTTCGACCTGAACATCATCAACATTAACCTGAATGACAGGATATCCTAACTGTCTTAGGCAAAAGTCTTTTAGTTCTTCTTTATTTGCTGGCTGATTGATCGACATTTACCTCATCCGTGTCTTTTACTTATTAAGGACAGAACTCTCAGTGACATTCACATTTAGTTCCTGCACCTGTGAATCTGCTTGTTGACGAATAGCTAGAAATGTTTCCAATGTCTGTTCTAGGGGCATCTTAGATAGAGCCGTAAGAACATTGTTAATCATAGGAATTGTAAGTTCTAGTTTAATTGTCTTTTCCATAATATACCTCTTTAGTTAATGCCTGCTTGAAGCAGATGCATTTATTTAACAGTATTTAGCATATCAACAATACGCTTTAGATTGTCTATCTCGGTTTGCTGCTCCTTGATTGCTTCGATCAATAGAGGAACAAGTTTTTCATATTTAACTGTTAGATAGTTTTTGCCTGTTCTAGAAATCTTATTACCATTTTCATCTGAGTCGCAATCAAAAGGTGCAATGTCAACAGCATCAGACATTACTTTTTCGACTTCCTGAGCCTTTAGTCCGTGTTCATGTTCTCTATATGGAGCAAAGCCTAAAGACTTACACTTTTCTACTCTCCAATCGAAAGTATAACCAGAAATGCGCTTGATCTTATCAATAGCATTTGCGATAGGACTAAAGTTTTCTTTTAGTCTTTCGTCAGAAGCATAAGCGGTAATGTTTGCTCTACATGACAAATCGCCTGTTCTGGCGTTTAGCCACATAGCATTTTCCCATTGTGGAACAGTCTGACCAGAAACCGATGGACCAAAACCAATACCGAACCAAGAAGTAATCTTCAAGTTTGAAGTGGTAGAGGCGACACTATCACTAGTTGTACCAAAGATATAAGCACTTCCTTGTGCGCTGAAATTGACACCGGCTGTAGTAGAACCTGTAGTATTGCTTGAGTTTGGAACTGTTACGCTACCTGTGAAGTTACCTGACCCAGAAACATCAAGTCTATGAGTTGCCCCAGGAAGTGTAGTGTCTGACTCACCATAACCTAGTCGAACGCTATGAGCAACTGTCAACTTACCGTCGGTTGAAAGGGCCATAGCACCCTGAGCGGCTGTATGCGCAGCGTCGCCCCACCAAAATCCTCTAGTAGCAGAATCATTCATTTGGAATGTCATAGCATATTCGTTTTCGATCGGTCCGAAAGTAAATCCATTGGTCATGCCAATCGTATAATTACTATCACTCCAAACTCTAATTTTATCTCTACTGGTTGATGCTGGACCAGTAAGAACTGTATATGTTAGAGGTCCGCTGAAAGCTGTTGCTGATACTGTACCATTAAAGGTATGTGTGCCACCTGGTGCTCCTAGTGTTAATCTATAAGTATTAACACCATCAGACCAACCACCAATTCTGAATATGTTGTCTATATCAAGACCAAGGTTGATAGCGTAGGCACCAGTTCTATGAAATGACATGACGGCGCTAACGAATTGTGTGCCTCTAACAGAAAATGAACCTGTATCATTAGAAACTGAGGTATTTGATGTATTGGCCGCCGCAGCATTGGTTCTTCCGGTAATCAATCCGGTCATTGTTCCGCCAGCTAATGGAAGAGCATCTGTAATACCATAACCAGATAATGTAGTTGGTTTGCCTGTAACACCTGACCAAGGAATGGTACAGTTTGTTAGTGTGCCAGATGATGGAGTACCAAGTGCAGGAGTTGTTAGTGTGGGGCTGGTTGATAAAACAACGCTACCTGATCCTGTGCTGGTTGTAGTACCCGTACCGCCGTTGGCAACAGCTAGAGTGCCAGAAACATGGGTCGTTAGACCAATCTTACCCCATGCAGGTGCTACGCCTACACCGCCTGAGATAAGAGCGTTACCTGTAGCAACATCGGCAAGTCTTGTCAATGCTGTAGTTGT